TTATTTATTTTTATTAAAAAGGTAATTTATCTAATTCTTCAAAATTTGTTATATCTAAATCAAGGGTCTCCTCTTTTAATTCCTCTGAAGCCAATTCTGTACTAGAATCTTCAGTAACTGCTATCAGGTCAAATACCTGATCTCTAGTACTTTGCTCTAGTTTGAATATAGAACCATATTGTAATAGCATAGTTCTTTGCTTACCTTTAAAAGAAACAGTATTTGATTTAGTTAACTTGTTCCCAGCATCTTTATCCGCAAACATTTCAGATTTGCCAATAAGAGGAATAGTTACCTCATTAGATTTTTGAGAATAAGCAATTGAGATTCTATCTCCAGCAGTTGCTCCGATTAGAGCGGCTGCTTCAGGGGAAATAATTAACTTATTTTCTCCTACTTCAATGATTGGTTGTCCATTAGAGTTAACCTTTGGTTTTGAAGATTTAATTTCTTCACACTTTAAGTTACTAATAGACTTGGTTGTTTCATCAAATTCAAATGTTACTTTAAACATATGATTTATTTAGACAGAGAGGGATAGATTCTCTCCCAATGAGATACAAATGTACCATCTTCTTGATACTCAGCTACAATGATATCTTTATTTGCCAAATGAGCAGGACGAGCACCACAAAGTACTTCTCCATTCATACCAAAATTGATACACAAATTAGACTCTTCATCACGATGAACAAATCCAATTGCATCAGATTTAGCAGATAATACTCTTTTAGTTTTACCTACAAGATCAAGATCTTTTACAGATCCATCAAGACCTTCAGATAATGCTGTATCTTTAACGTGACCACAAATAATTAAGTTAGGAGCAGCAGAGGCAATTAAGTCAATAACTGCTTCCAGTGCCTGTCTTCAAAAACTATATCCAGTTCCATTGGGAATTTGTGTAACGTCCTTAATTTCATACTTTGTAGTAAACTGAGGAGAATTTTGCCACATTTTAAGAGCCATATCTTTGGTCATTTCTTCTAAGGCTGTGATTGTATCAATTGTAATATAAGTATATGGCTTTCCTGCATCCTTGATAGCTTTAATAACCTCTTTCAGCTCTTTTAAACTAGAAACCTTAACTTTAAGAGCATCTACATATGTAGAACCATTTTCAAAGTCAAGAATAAGATTATTTTCCAGTGTACTAAGAATGGTAGTTTTTCCTACTTTAGGAAGTCCAAATAGAATTAAGTTTTTAGGATCCTGAGTTTCAGCGGGAACCTTCGCTGTTGGTAATACAATAGACATATTATGATAAACTATATACGATGTTGTTCTTATCTATTTCTACTGTACCTACTACAGTTGTATCTATACCTCTAATGTTAGCGTTAATGTCCAAATATTTTGTGAAGTCAGTAATATCTCTTCCTAGTGGAAGCTCTTTAAACCACCCAACTTCTCCATAAAATCCACATCCTATTACTCTGTCTGCAATACCATATCTATTCTTAGATACAATAATACTTCTAAATCTTCCAGCTAAACTATGAGGTCCGAGAATTTTATACTCTCGGTATGTTGGAATTTTGTCTCTTGCAGGATAATATAGTTGAAGAACTACATCACTATCTTGAACAGGTCCTCCTGAATCCTTTACGTCATTTAAACCTGGTTCATTAAGTTCCGCTTTTCTTCTATCCATAGAAGAAGATTCTCTATTCTGCTGCATTAAAGCCATTCAAGAAAGATAAAACTTACGTTTTAGTGTAACCATAAAAGACGAAGTTAAATCAATTTCAGCTTTTAAGGTTCTTCCTTCTTCTGGTCTAATTAATGACATATGATCAATAACCCCAATTACTCTTTGCCTAGGATGTTTTGGAACATAAACTTCTTTATTTCCTACATTTTCTATAGAACCTAATTTCTTCATAAGCTCACAGATCTCTTTATATAGAATGCGAGCATTAAGACCCTTATCAAGAATAATTAACCTGGAACCAAGAGTTGCAATCCAGTCTCTTGCCTTCTTTAGATACTGATAATCAGAATCACTGAGAATAGAATCAAAGGAAAGGATATCATTTATAGTAAGATATACTCCAAATTCTTCTGCACAATACAAAGCCATAAGCTTCGCTAGTAGCACTTCAGAACCAATCTCCAAACTAAAATAAACAAGATATATAGGTTCTTTAGGATAATCCTTAAAAAGCCGATATATAAAATACAGAACTAAAGCAGTTTTACCTGCAGAAGATGCTCCAGATATACAATAGTATCTTGAGGGTTGTATTCCACCTATAATCTTGTCTAATTTAGGTAATCCTACAGACAAACCTTTATTTTCCCCTTTTCTACCTTGCTCAATTAAATGCCAAAGTAAATTTAGATCCTCCATTAAAAATCCTGATAAACATCAAAAGAAGTACCAACATCAGGACTAAATCCTTCAGCCTTCATCTGTGCAAATTCATTCCATTTATGAGAAGCAACGAACTCAAGAATAGAAACCTTACAAAGCTTGTTTTCACGAGCCCATCGTAAAATTTCCATCACCTCTTTATGCTTTTCTGGATTATGCCCTATTTGAGAAGAATAATAAAAGTAAAATTCCTCTAAAGTATAAAATTTCTTAGCAATATTCCTAAGACTAGCCATCTTTCCATTAATTTGGATAAATGGTTCATAGTTATCAAATAGTTCCTTTCCAAGAACTCCTGATTGTTTATAATACTTCTTTAGAAAATTTTTATTAAATTCGATATCATTAGGAACATAAGATTCTGGATTATAATTTTTCTTGATTATGGATTTTTCTTTTAGGCTCTCAAACATGGTTTTCAGTTTCTGTTTTCCCTCACAATCTGTCCACCACTTTAAGAAAAGCTCAGAATGGCCTTCTTCATCCCGAGCATAGAGAGTTAATCATATTAGTAACAGTTCGTCTGCACTAATATGATATTCAGCCATTATGTTAAGTATGGTATTTAACTCCATTTATATAGTTTTGGAAGTTAAATTCAAATCTAAGTACCTACGGTTATTACGATACTTAGTACTGTTTAAAATCTATAGTTAGTAATTACATCATCTCGTTTTCTTGTGATTACTTCTTCTCCTTTTAAAACTAAGTCAAGTTGATCTTCAGTGATAGTAATATATGAAATTCCTTGATGGGCCTTATTAAACCAGGATTCTTCGTTAGTGCCTTTAACAACCAAAGTAAAAACTTCAGTTATCTTATTATTAACATAACGCAATCCCCTTCCCAAAATCTGCCTTGCATCAATTCCAGAACTAGTTCCACTAATTCTAATCTCACAATTTATATCAGGGCAATCTAATCCTGCATTAGCTGCTTTAGATGTATTAAGAACCCCTGAAGATTGAGACTTAAACAATGCAATAGTTTCTGAGTTTTCTTGTTTTTTCTTTTTGCTATGAAGAGTATATCCAACTTTTAAAGATTCCGCATCCTTAATAGTGGCTGAAAAAGTAATAATTTTTTTATCTTTTCTTGCTTCTATAATTTTTTTCGCTATTTCAAACTTTTTAGGGTGAGACATAACAAATTTTTTGCGCTTCTGCATTAATTGCATCCACGCCATAGCAGCATTTAAAACCTGCTTTCTATCATATCCCATCTTATAAGCATAATTATTACGGAACTTTCAATCAGTTGCACATTTCATTGCAGAATTGAAATCAAAATTAAAGAACGCAAAGACTGAATTAAACTTTTGGTTCATTACATAATAAGTATCCATGTCATCAACCTCCACAAGAACTTTGTAATACCTAAATGGCGATAATCATCCATTTTTTATTGCTTCTTCAGTTGTAATGACATCGATTACTTTAGTATATAAAGATAGTAATTCCTCTCTTCCATCAAGTCTTTCTAAAGTAGCTGTAAGCCCCAGAAAGAAATCATATTTAACTTGATCAAATATTTTTATCGACTGCTCCGATACCGCAGTATGAAGCTCATCAATTATTAGAAAATCAACTTCTCAAGATTTTTTTAAAATAGAATTAATAACCTCAACAGTAACATTTCCAAAGAATTTAGTTTTAGCTACGTCCCTTAGTCATTGTTCCTTGAGAATTGTTGTAGGTACAGAAATTAGAATTTTAGCATCTGGTCTAATTTTTAGTAATTTCACACAAGCCATTAAAGCTCCAAATGATTTACCAACACCAGTACTTCAAACCCAAATCCCATTTCCTTTATTATTAATTCATTTTTGAACGCCTAATCGTTGACGTTGAGTTTTGTCCATTAGTCACGTCAATAGTAACCGCACTCATCACATCTATAAGTCTTACAGTTGGAACACTTATCTGCAAGATTTTCATAGAAAGCTTCATCAGAATCTTGGTAAGCATAAACATGCTTAGATTCTCCAGGAGGCCAATCAAAATCTGAATACCTTGCATATGATCCAGAAAGATCAGCTGTATGTTCATAAACTTTATCATTAAGCCTAATAATCTCTAAGATAAAATTTAAACAATTATTTAACTCCGTTAAATTTCCATATTCTTTGTGTGTATGAGCACAATAATATCCACACGAAATATTAACTGCAGACAGATTAATGTTTTCTTTTAAAGTTCCAACATCTGTCATTGTACCTCGTGCCTCTTTGTACTTATATTTTTCTAAAAGACTATCTATATCTTCTAGAAACTCATCTGAAGTAATGTCTATGCCATTAGTATGTGTAATCAAATCTTGACCTCCCATTCTATCAGCTTGTAACAGGAATCTGCAATTATCAAAGAAATCAATATTTAAACCTGCAATTTCTGCTCCTATACAACCCATTTCTTCTTGAGTTGTGAAACAAACCTTTAGGTCTGGCAGACAATATAAACAATGTAGACAAATATAGATACCAAAACAGTCATCTAATCCAAGTCCACATTGTTTTCCTGTCTTCTTATAATAGCCATAAATTTTATTCCCTTTAATTTTTGCACATTTTACACCTGTATAATGTAAGATTTCATCAAGATGTGCTACTAGACAAGGATATACTGCTGGATTAGTAGTATTTTTTGTAATAAAAAGATTATTTTCATCATCCATTTCAAATTGTATACCTTCTATTGTATAACAGAAGTTAAGTATATAAGTTATCATGGACTGTTCCTGTCTAGAAGGATGTACTATTTCGCATAGAGCTTTTAATAGTGTTGTATTTACTTGTTCCAAAATTACTAAAATTAATTTTCAGAACCTAATCTAAATTCCAATTTTTATATTCTGCTACTCGTTCAATATCCTTCTTAATTTTCATCCATTTATTGATATGATAATCAAGATCATTGTCCAAAAGTAGTAAAACTTTGTCTCTAAGAGTTTTAAGAGCAATTGTAGACAAGGAAGATATTTTAGGGAGATCAGAAAGTTGAATTAAAGCTCTAAACTCAGCAAATGAAAGTCCTGTAGGACTTACACGCAGTCTAATATCAGGATTAAGACAAAGTCTTTCCTTGATAACTTCCATTCGATTTCTAATTTTACCTCCTGTTTCTAATTCTGTAAGCTCTTGTTTTTCTTCGTCTGTGAGTCAGATTCCCTGCGCAATAATAAACTTGTCTGTAATCATCTTTTTGTTAAGTACATCAAGCTTATCAAAACATACATCCATTAACTTCCCTACAGTAACTTTCTCATAGATAGGAGGAAGTCCAGTAAATAAAACTGAAATACTGTCTTCCACATCTACGTTATTTGCTTTTCTTTGGACATTGATAAAGTCAAGTAGATCTTTATTAGTTTTAATATCTGTCTCACAATCATGCATTAAATATCTTGCAAACAATTCAGCATTACAAGAATCTCAACATTTTTGGATGTTTTCGCGAATTACTAATTTACCAGGTTTGTAAATGTCCCTGTTAGTTAGCATTTGTTCGCAATGACGATGATATCGCTTTAGTTCATTCTGGGAAATATCCATTAAACGAATGTTTACACCAGTTTTGTCTTTTCATACCAAGCTATTAATATCATTGTCTTTAGCCGTTATAGCTTCCTTTAACTTAGCTCCAAATTCTGTATCCATATTTAATCAAACTTAAATTCTTTCATATTATTTATCTCTTTGTGTTTAATGAAGTTTATAAAATAATTAGCATTAAATTTATAAACTGCAAAATCTTGTATTTCTCTATTATATCACTGAGTTTCTCCAGCTTTCACACTTTCAAATTGCAGATATCCAGTATCTCCAATTTTGAGAGTGTCTTTATAGTCTCAATTTGGAAGCATTACAACAGTGACATATTTTAAATCATCGCAAGGATCTCTATTAAGGTCCTCAAACACCAATTTAGAATATTGTCCAGTCTGAACTGCAACTAAACAACATTTAATTGTAATCATTATAACAATATCTAGAAAGGTAATTAATACCAAGTAAATGAAACCTCGTATTATCTACAGTAGTATCCATAGTACTATGGTAATGCCCATAATACCAATCTTCTACTGGTCCTTTTTTAGACATTTCTTCGTAGCAAGTTTGAAGATAATTTCTCTCCCAAAGTAATTCTTCCAGTAATGAATCATCTCCATCACAAAATTCCATTACTAACTTTCCTATTCCATAAGGGTATGCACAGGTAGGAGCACAATGGGACGCAATAATTTGACAATATGGAATTGAATCAAAATTGTCCAACTCAACAATCTTTTCATCTTCCCAATATCCCCATTTATTATTTTTTCTATAGATTCTATCTATAGAAGTTCCACCTCCAATACACAAGATATTTTTATCTTTATATTGAATTACAGAATAATCTTCAACCGCTTTGAATCTCTTGTTATAAAGGTTTTTAAACTGTTGAGGATCATCGTGATTCCCTCTTATGGCGATAATATAATTATTAGTTTTTTCGCAGAGCTTATTTAAGAAAGAGATCTTCATACTTTCAAGATCAGGAGAAAATCCTAATCCTACATCTCCACATAAAACAATACAGGAGTTAGATATCTTTTGTGGGAATCCAACTCCTGTATTTATAAAATACTTTAAATAATCTAAATTACCATGAATATCCACGTTGTTATCCTATAAGCTTTTTATCCTATAGTTCTATAAGTATTTTGACATTCCTTATAGGTCAGCATATATTTTTATCCTACAATAGGATATTGAGAACTCGTGGTGAGATTATATTTATTCACTCACTATGCGTTACACTGTCTTATAGCCTTTCGCAATCTATAAGATTAGCACGGTATTAAAACTTAGCAAATTTTCTAGTTAGAAAGTATGATGCCCCATTATATAAATAATTTTTAATTAGAGCTCTTCTTCCATGTCCCGTAGCAATACGTAACCTTCAATATTTAGTAGTTTTTCCATCTACAACTTCAATATGATACAACATTGAAGGTGTTAAAGGATTTTTTTGAAAGAGATCTTTAAATACATCAATGACCTGAGTAAGAAACTTAATAGAGTTAAATACAAAACTAATACAATGTTTCTGTACACACCCATCTCCATCCAAAAATCCTCTAATTATATCTCTGTGAAATTGAGATGGGATATTTTCAAATGGAAATCTAAAGTGTACATCATAGGTTTTTCTATTAGTTATATTATATTTATCTTCTAATATTTTAGCCATATACTCAGAAGTTCACTGAAGAGTATACTGAGGTTTTCTATGTCCTATAGGGTTTTGTCATACTCTCAGCACTTGATTAGGACAAATTTTAGAATGAATTAGTTCAATTATTTCAGAATCATCAATATTATTAGAAAATGCAATTCTATAGCTAGTTACATTTTTTCTTTCCTCTAACCTAATACATCCATCAGCAATTAAAAACCCTAAGATATAAGCTTTATCTTCAGAATCAATTACATCAAAGTAATGTTCATTAATATACTTATACTGTCTTCCTCTTTTTAGTCCAAGTTCTTTTAAAATTTTTCCTACTTTTCCTGGATACGTACCAATAACATTTGCTATTTCTTGAAGAGTTTTCCCAGATTTATACATTTCTGCCGCAGTCTCTTCAAATCCATCAATTAAATTATACTTTTGTTTTCCCATAAATTTTATATTTTTGTGTATACAAAAGTAATAATTTTATTAATGATGCCAAAATTTTTCTACCGTTTTTTCTCAATACATCTACTATATTACTATAGTAGCGGGCAATTTCTTACCACAGAAATATAGATCATTAATGTCTTCGGGTAACTTAATCAACATCTCCTTTATAAGCATTCATAATGGATTTCTCCTTACGAAGCCAAGAACCTTCCTCCATAGCAATATCTAGAGCAGTACGTGAAATTGATTCTTCTTCAACTTGTTCTTGAACAAGTCGTCCAGTTTCATCGTTATCTCCATTTAGCCAATTAAAAGTGGCCCAGTCCCCCTCTTCAAGAGCTGCATCCACAATTTCATAAATAAGTTGAGTTGTTTGAATCTCCTTATCTACAGTTAACTTAAATGGCGTTACATTATCTTCAAAAGTTTCACTAATGGCAGGAATATCAGGGTAAATATATGCTGCATCATTCTCATTCATATATGTACGAATCCATGAATGATGATGATATTCTTCATCTGCACGTTCTTTATAATACTGTTCTAGAACAGCTAATCCTTGCACTCCATAAAAGTTAGAAAAACTCATATAGAGATTATGATTATACAGTTCGTGCTTTAATTGCCGCAGTAAAAGTTTTTGAATATTCTCAGATAAAGTACACTTCCTTCTCTTAATATCTAATTTCTCTGTTGATTCCTGTGCCTCAGTTTTTAATTTCATTGTCTTTGCATTCCTTTGTCATGAAACAGCGTAATTTCTTATTATACGCTGTCATCTCTTTAATTTCCTCATCGGTTTCACAATCTTTAGCATATACTAAACAACAACCATTGGGAGTAATCTGCACTATTCTGATTTCATATTTCATTACCAGATATGTAATTTATAGAGATTTTCATGGAAATTTAAATTGAATTGCAATTCAAAGCATCCAAATAAATATGCATCAATCTCAAATTCATGGTCATTGATTTCAAACCTAAGATTGAAATCGTCATCAGTAGTATAATATCTTGTAATATCAGACTCGTTAAAGAAGATTAAGTTAATATCTTCTGTTATCATTGGAATCTCTTCCAACTCTATTGTAACTTCATCCACATATCCAGATTTTACAGAGTAGTTATTGAGATATTTCTCAATTTTTGGATCCAACGATATGTCACTGTCATATTCATGATTAACACATGGATACCAGTGATTTCCGACTTTTTTAATCTTAAAATGAACCATTATCTTCTGGTAGATCTAAACAATCACTTGCATGAGTTGCAAATAAATCCGCTAACTCATTAAATTTGTTATTATTGTGGCCTTTTACTCACACAAAAGTAACCGTATGAAACTTCAATAATTCATAAATCGGATATCACAAATCAAGATTCTTTTTGGATTGATCATTGTCTTCAACCCACTTGGTAAGATGCTTGTTGTTAATACTCGATACTACATATTGAGAATCCGAATATATGGTTATTTGTTCAGGATTTGTAAAATATCTAAGACATTCTAAAACCCCTAGAAGCTCCATACGGTTGTTAGTAGTGTTTTTATAACCCCTGTAAAGCTTTTTTATAACTTCACCATTTTGAGTTATTATTGCGGAGTATCCTCCGCAGTTAATGGATGGTTTGTAACTACCATCAGTTCAGCATTCAAACATTTAAATACCTCGTTAATTAAGAATCCCTGCAAATAACATAGAAACTCTTCATCTAACTCAACTCCTCTGAAAGTGCAGATTTTATGAGCAGCATGAAGACATTCATGTATAACGTTATATGCAGAATCTTTTATATCTGTATCATCGTATAATGCAATATACAAAAACTCATCAACATCTGATTCAGTAGAATAAAAGGTTTCTGCAACTACATTTGGTGCACTATGTCCGAATACTTTGTTATGAACATCCTGAAGGTAACTTTCTACGGATAGTGGACTTCCAATTAGGATTGACACTTTAACATTAAGAATAGGAACAGTAAATTCCCTAGCTTTCTGTATCATCTTTTACCTCTTCGTATTCTGTAAATTCATAGATATAAGTATTCCCCCTAAAGGTGGATTCACTATCTGTTAATGCTTTTTCAAAGCATTCCTTGAATTTATCTACATTTTTAGTAGAAACTTTACCATGAATTATAACTTCGTACTCCATTAGAATTTCTTAGGATTCATTGCCCATATTTCTTCTTCAATAGCCTGAGATACATTCATTCGTACTTCACGAATATTATCTTTAGTAACTTCAGCTACTTTGAAAGGATGTTCAAGGGCTCTTTTGTAAGCTAACTCACGACCAACCTTCTTTACGAAACGATCTTTAGCTGAACATACAGCTACTCCAAAAGATAATTTTGTACGATCTTCGTTAAGCAGACTACAAATAGTAATTCGAGGCATAGGCTGAATTGAAGATTTGTAAAAACCAACAACATCATCAAGAGTAAAATCTTGAGTTCCTACAACTAAAGCCTTTACAGTGCTCAGCGGAACACTGTAATAAAAACGTGCATTTTTCATATTATATATGTATTAAATTTCCTTCGGTAGTTTGAAGTCTAAAAATTTTTGCATCAGTCGATAGTTCTCCACAAGTAGAATCAAATATATAGAAAGTATCTACATAGGGAACCAATCCTTCATAATTTATTAACTTCGGTCTAAATAATCTATAAACTGGCATTTCTACTTCAGTGAGAGTCTTTATACTGTATATAGTTCTATCTACTTTATAAAAGTCTATAGGAACCTTACTTGCAACAGCTTTTGCGAACTTTACATAGTAAAAAGGACTAATTGAGTAAATTCTATCCAGAAAGTATAAAGAATCATTGATTTGCCAAAGTATTGCTCTGGCACAAACCTTGCCTTTTTCATCAAGTGCTACAGCAATCTTTACATCAGCTTTTTCATAAAACTCAAAAAAATCTTGACACTCAGCATGTCGCATACAAGAATTATGTAATGTAGATTTTATACATCTTAATTCTTCTGCATAATTATCTTCTAAATATGCTATACGTATTTTTTCAGGTTCCCAAATTTCTACACTAAGAGTTTCTCCATATCCAGAAACAAAATTGGATATCCTTTCGATATCACATCTATCCAGATAAAGGGCCCAATTGAACTTATTGAGTAATCGTCCTATAGTAGTTGTTTTCCTATTACTATCTATATATGCACGTGTGGGCTCAAAATCCTTTTTAAGAGTTTTCTCTATAGGAAGATAAGAAACTTTGCCTGTATTATAGTCAATATCTAGATAATTGACCTTTTTAGAAGGATTTAGTTCTAGAATGGCAGATAATCCAGCTGGGAATGCTTTCATAATAGATATAAACTCATCAGACATTCTAATAATGTTCTTTCCTAAGTCATACTCCTTATATTCAACAACACCCTTATACTTAGTTACCATTTTTAATGCCCACATGGACATATTTGAAATAATATGTACACCTTTTGGGCATCCATTTTTTACATCTACTTGTTCTGCATCTTTAACTCTTACTGGAATTAACTGATCTACATAGTATAACTGCCTAATATGATCGGAAACATAGTCTAAATAATCATCTTCATACTTAAAGTAGTATACTGGAAATGATTCAAATACTTTTGATTTCTTCTTGAAGCTATTTTCTATCTCTACACTTTTTTCTACCCAAAGATCATGAATTTCTCTCCATGAATGTGATTTTGGGGTGGGAGTCTCTGCCCAATGTAAAGAGTAATTAAATATTTCTGGAGATAACCTAGATAAAATAAAGGGTTTACAGCTTAACTCGTAAGGAAAACCTTTTATCTGCAACCCTTTATTAAATTGTTCCACTAGATCATACTTATTGCAAAATGCAACAAACTCATCATAAAAAAAATCTAATGCAGTCATTTTTTATTTCTCTTATATATCTTTTTTGATTCTTTAATCTTAGTTTTAGGAAGAGGCTTACCATATAATTGGATCTCCTCTTCCCTTGATTTTTTCCTTACAGCCTTTATGTAATCTAAGATACGTTTATTTTCTAGAGAATTTAGCTTTCCACTCTTCTCCCCATCTTTTACCTTTTTCATAACGTAAATCGATTGTATAATCGCTATAATTGTAGTCGCTAACTATTGTTTTAGGATTTGGAATATTACAATCAAAATCCTCATCTTGTAATCTTAAAAAATTACTCTTTAAATAATTTTTTATTCTCCTTTTAACGATTCTGTGATAAATGCCTTTAAGACCTTTATCTTTAAAAATTGGAAGTTTGCGACTTTTTGACATAACTAAAGTTTGCGATTTAAATAACTACTAAAATCTGCTTTTACAGGACAATATTCTTCATTCGCAAATAATGACGAAGTAAGAATCATGTCTGCTGTAGTTCTATTTGTTGCAAATGCAATATTATATAAGGATGCCAATCGAGTTAATGCAGAAATATCTGTTTGATGTCCTTGTGTAATAAGATTATCACAGAAGAAGATTAATACATCAATTTGACCTTGTGCAATCATTGCACCAATCATTTGATCTCCTCCAAGAGGTCCAGAAAGAACAGAGGTTACATTTAAATATTTATTTACAAAATATTCATTTCCTTTCCAGTCTGTTTCTGCAACTTGTTTAACCATGATATTGCCAAGTAACTTACCTGTAGTACCTGTAGCAATAATATGATGATTATATAATGACTGTTTATTGAATTTAACCCAATCAATTAATTCCTTTTTCCTTGCATCATGTGCAACAAGTGCAATGTTTAATTTTTTCATATTTAAAATAATTCTTCTGGATCTTTAAAATTAAGTAACTCATTAGGAGAAATATAATAATATCCTACCTTATAATCAGCATATTTTACGGTTTTACACTGTTTATAAATTTTAACATCAGGAAACCCTACAGGAAACAACCAGTAATAGTAAATATCCTCAGAATTAGTAGTTTCCCAATTCTTATTTCCAAATCTAGATAGTAAAGGTAATTTAATTTGTGCTCTTGTTAACTCAATATAATCTCCTCTACCTCCATGAACTACTCTTTCAAAACCATTTGCAAATAAGAATCCATTCTTAAGATATAGTTTTTGTTCAATCATAATTCATATTTTAGGGTGTATAACCGAATTCGAATCGGTGACCTCCAGAGCCACAATCTGGCGCTCTAAACCAACTGAGCTATATACACCATATAGGAGGTTAATCCTCCTTATATACCTTGTGTTCCCTTAAATGTTTACCAATGTAAACTCCTACACTTAAAGGAGCATAAATACCTGCAAACAATAAAAGTATATAATCTGAAAACTTCCAAGGTTTTCCGTCATTAGAACCAAAAATAATACCTGCACAAATCAAGTAATACACTAAAGAGAAAATCATAGTCTATTCTTTAGGAATTAAAAAACTAGACGTAACCTTGGTCAAAAAATCACTATCGACTTTAACAATAGCATCTAATCTATCTTTACGTCTATATACTCTAAACATATCATCTCTATTAGTAGTAAAATTGGAAAAATCAATTTTACCCTTTAGAGACCGTATTAAAGAAATTCTTGGACAGATACACCAAGTAGTTTCCAACTCAAAGGCTATATAATCAGCTTGCCCGAATAGCCAGCCTTTGTCTCCATGAACGTTTCTGAGTTCTATCCAATGAATATCATAGTTAGGAAGTAAATCAGAGCGGTTAGTTTTCTTTGCAGCTTTAACATCGAAACTATTTGCTCCTACCCAGATATCAATATGACGATAAATGTCATCTTCCTTGCTAGCTTCTTCTATTATAGAGGACGAAAGACTTTTAGCTTTGCAAAGAGCTAAGGCAAATTCTAATTCTTTCTCTTTACCTTTTTCCAAAAAGCTATTCTGAATCATGCTTACAATGGGCTTCTACCTCTTCTAAAGAACTAAATACTTTATCCTCCCTAATAGATTCCTGTTTTCCATCGATACGGTAATAAATACTTGTATAATCAGGATATACATGAATTCTAATAGATGTAATTATGTAAGGAGTTGGATCTGGAACTTCAACATCAATGAAATATCCTCGAGAAAAGTCAAGAGCAGTTTTCTTTAAATATACTTTCTGCCCTATATCATATTTTGTAGGTATTGTTGTAATCATTTAATCTACAATTTGTACAAATCTCTGTCTTTCTGTAGTTACATAAGGATTCTTATCTACTACGTCAACAGTTACAATTTTTTGTTTTTTCGTAAACCATCTTGGAAGGAACCACTTCCTTTGCTTAATTGGTTCTTTTTTCCAAGAAGTAATAATATACTTTTCATTGTTAAACTCGCTTGACACTCCTACTTCATTTGGATATTCAAGATGTAGACAAGTTTTAGCCCATTTATCTTGAATACACGTATCAAGTTTAAAACCAGGATCTTTAAATATAGTATCTCTAATAAAAATAGTATCTGACTTAGAAATATGTTCTAACTGATATTGTAAAGATTCTAATTTCTTATCCTTTATTTTGAGTTCCTGAGCTACTTCTCGCATTTTCACAAGAATTGAATCATTCATGTGGGTCATTTGAGCTAACTCAAATTTGAAAACTATATTACTTTCCTTTAAAGCTGAATTTTCAGCCGAGTATGCTTTTTCATTATTAACGGATATGTCTAATGATTTATTTAAATCATTTATCCTTACATTCATGAAGTAAACAGTTATTCCTAAAATAATTGCAACTCCACTTAAAATTTTAGTTATTCAACTTCTCATACGTTATATGTTTATAAATAGCCCATAACATAGGACTAAGTATAATAGCAATAGCTAATAGTAATCCAATCAACCACCACATATTAATTATCGTAAAGTTCAACAATTTTGAATCTTAGTGCTTCACTAAATCGAATTAGTTCCATACGATCTTTTATTCTTTTCCCATACCATTTACCAGCCCCAGGATTATGTAGTTTAATTGCTCTATCAATATCTCTAGTTGGATTATAATGGTCATTCATCATTTCAAACATAGTTAAAGCTTTATCAAGATCCCAAGCATCCTCTAACACAAAATTAGTGTTATATAAGTTATTAACTTCATCAACATAAATTTTAGTAATTTGGAATGGGCCTATTGCATTTTTACTAGATTTTACTTTTGGATTTCTCTCACATTCTACTTCAACAAGTGCCATGATAAAAATTTGCCATTCTGTAAGAGAATCACGAGTTTCTGTGATTGTAGTAATTGAATTAGTTAGAACTACGGGGTTTGGTTTAATTGGGCTCCCAAATATTGCAAATATTCCAATAATAGTTACACAACCTATAAAAATTCGTTTATAAATCATATTTTTAAGTTTTATAGCAGAGGTGGCAGGACTCGAACCCACACCTGGAGTTTTGGAGGCTCCCGTTTACGGTTTTGCTTACCACTACAGTTTTCACTGCCTTTCGTTTGTGGTCTAGAGTACGTCTTCACCATATCTTTCGACTTAGGTGCACGATTATCTACTCGTTCGCGGCTAGAATTTCTTCTATTCCGACGTCGTTACCATCAGCATTATCTGTTAAAGATTCAACGTTATCATCGTGTCCACTATTAGTGTTTCCACTAATAGGCTCCATTTGTTTAAAATTATTTTTGTAATCTTGACAACTGTTTACACCAATAGAACTTCTATACTGAGAAGAGAAATGTACAGGTAAAATATATAAGTCTTTAGTATCTAAGTCAACTCCAATAAAATAATCTATATCTTTTTCAGTATACAGTTTTACTTTATATTCTCCCATATTGTGAGATATTTTTCTCACTGGAATTATTCTTCTACCATTACTTTCTATTTGTACTGTTTTAATCTGCAGTTTAATATATTTATTATTTTTTTCTGCAATTAAATCTACTTTTCCATTCTCTAAAACAGGTTTAAATAGATTATATCCGTTTTCAATAAATTTCTGTTCTACTAGTAGGCTACCTAAGTAACCCTTTTCAATTGTTTTTCAATCACTCATAATTTTATTCAGTTAAAGACCGCTGTGCTACCATTACACTACACCCCTATCCTTTTTATTTATTTCTTTCGACTCCTATGAATTAGATCCTCTTTACCTTTAATAGGTGCCTTTTCTACAAATAGTTCTCCAGAAGGTCCTAAAATAGTAGCATAAACATTAAATCCATTTATAGTAAGATATGTGTAAATTACATCAAGTTCAGAACCAATATAAGATTTTATAAGACGAGATAGTCCATAATCACCTTCTATAGAAAGTACTCGGGAACCTTTTGCATGCCAAAGATAGTTCTCCTGACTATTCCAAGTAGGAGGTGCTGTAGAAATACAGGATTTACCTCCAGTTATATATAAATAAAGTTCTTCACTCATAGGAAGTCTTTCTGTTTTAATTGTTTCATATGTATGTGGATTTGAATTACTAGAGTCTATAATGAGGTCATTAGTATAAGTAGTTGAAGGGATGTATCAATTTGAGGTAGTAGAAGTAAGATTTCCACTGCCTACACCTGTTGCTGAACATCCCGCAGTACCTATAGACCCTTTAGGCCCTGGATCATCCCCTTTAATACTCGCTCAATTTTTAGTATCTCCTAGGTCTGCTAGACCAGGAAGATTTGCCGTTGAAAAATTTTCAATATTCATTTTATATTAGTTTTAAATATTATTAAGTACCCCTGACAGGACTCGAACCTGCACACCCGAAGGCACTAGATCCTCATACAGAGAATTATCTCTGCTTGGACTATGTCTTCTCCATATCTTTCGACTTAGGAGGTAGGTATATAGTCTCTACACATTTAAAGTAGAAGTTATCGCGTCAGTGATAAGCATGCATTCACTCCGTTGGACGATATATTAAGAATTACGAACAAAAACGAAAATTCCTTCTACTTACTTAGCTCGGCGTTATTATGGGCGGTTAACTCCATACCTTCACCGAATTAGCCTACTTCTACATCAGAAGTTTCCTTCTGTGCACTCATACCTTTATAAGAATTATGGACTTGACTATGACAGTTAGGACAAAGAATTTGTAAATTTTCTAATCTATTATCTGTGTGACATCCATTAATATGATGTAATTCCAGGGAGATTGGATTCTCTCTTCAGATAGTTAAATTACAAATCTCACATTGATATTTCTTCTTACCTTCTTTTACAAGTTTCTTTAAAAGACTAGACGACTTATATGTAGAGTTTACTACACAAATCTCATCTAAAGTTTTTCCAGGGTTTGTAGTAATTTTCTTACCTTTTAATCATCCCCTTCCAGTAAAATGACTTGTATCAATATGATATTCTTTGATCTTTTTAGTAATGTATGTTTGAGCTCCTGTATTTGGAGCAATGTTTAATTTTCTACATACATCAGCATAACTGTTAGATTCCTTTACAATCGGAATCAATAATTCTTTAGTATATTTTGTCTTTTTCATAAAAATTTATTTTATTAGTATAGACAAATATACTAAAAATTTACTAGTCTGCCAAAATTATTATGTTAAATTTAAGTCTAGCGTGTCTACCAATTCCACCACAGGGGCCTCTTTTATAGTAATAAATGTAATTGATTTACATCAGTTACTACTGTAACCATTTCCTTCACATTATCTTGAATTAATGGGCAGTCTAGGAACCATTGCCAATGATTTCCAATTAAACAAATCAATGGTTTTTTCTTACGTCGTCTACATTCATCTAGTGTTAAGCATAATTCTGCTAAAGTGCCAATTCCTCCAACCTGAACAATAAATACATCACTTGAGGAAATTAACATTCTAAGTCTATGATAAATATCAGGAGCTACAGTGTATTTGGTTAAATATGGATTACCTTTAGTAAATCCAAATGTAGCACAAGTAAAACCTTCCACTTCAGCTCCAACAGCGCTAGCTCCTAACGAGACAGCTTTCATCAATCCTCCATAACCTCCGTTATAGACTTTGTAGCCACATTCAGCAAGAATATTTCCTATATAGACAGAATCTGAATATTCTTTAGAAGCCTCATCTGTTCTTGCTGCTCCAAAAAAAGTTGCTATTTTACCCATATACTTTCTCTAGTTGAAGTTCAACTACATCTTTAAAAACTTTATACTTATCATCAAGTAAGTTTACTGAAGCTGTACGTTTATCTTTATTAAATGTAAACATTGTTACATGTGAAAAGTTAAAAACATATGTATCTCCAGTTTCTAAAACTATCCTAATTACTAACGGTTTCATAATTTATACTTTTATTTTTGCGGAGAGCAGTGGAATCGAACCACATGCCAGAAAGGCACACATTGCTTAGCAGGCAAGCCCTATCACCATCAAGGATTACTCTCCAAACCTTTAGACGTCCTTTAAAAAATTAAATCTAAGGACAATGTAAATTATTCCTGTTATTACTATTGCTTCAGCAAGTAATCCAATAGAAATCATACTTCCTAGAGCTGCAATAACCCAAATGAGAATTGCTGTTGTTAAGTTAGCTATATTAGTGGATTTGTCCTTCCAAATGATTCCAGCACCAATAAAGCCAACTCCAGAAGCTATCTGGGCAGCTACTCTAGAAGGGTCTCCACCTATTCTTGTAGAGATATATGTAAATATAAAAGATCCTAACATCAGTAGAACAACGGAACGAATTCCAATTACCTTGTTAGTTTTTTGTCTTTCATATCCAAGAACTGCTCCACAAAAAATTAATACAGCTAAATTAAGAAAGAACATACTAAATATAAACTAGCTTGTTACATTTTGGACACGAATAGATGCTTATAACATTTCCATTAGCATCCTTAGTTTCTCCTATATATCGTAAAGGAGATCCACATATATTACAGTAAAGCATTGTTAAAATTATTTAAATATACTGTTAAAAACAACCCAAGCCCATACTTCCTCATAAGCTATGATTTTCTCACACATGCAAAAAGCATATCTGCCATAAGGATGAATAAAAATATGCTCCTGAGTCATGTTATTTCTAAAAGTATAACCTTTCTTTTTAAGATATCTTAAAAGGAACCACCTAGAAAATTTGTTTGTATGTATATAAATATACTGTGTCATAAATTAATTGACTTTAATTTTTCCATTCCATTTTGGCAAACTTTTTCCTTCTTGTACTGCTTTCCGCCAATCATGTTTATAATCAATAACTTTTTGAATATGATCTAGAAGTTCATGTCTCTTATAATTGCTCAATAATGTAATAATATTTTCCCTTCCAACAGGATTAGCAGACTGACTAGCAAACTCAGGAAGTTTTTTACCCTCATCAATACACCGATCCACAATATACTTAGCTATATCATATCCAGATTTCTCTTCCCCTAAATCATGATCTAGACAAATTGCATCAGGCCATTCTTTCTCAAGAAAATCAATCGCTTCTTGGTAAGATTGAGCCCATATTACTTTACAGTTTCTTCCAATTGGACTGAAATTCATCCAATCATCTTCCATTGGATTACGAGCATCATCTACCCAAAGAAGTGTTCTCATTATTCCTGAATTTTTCTTTTAAACGTACAGCTATATTTATATAGAGGTGCAAATTGAGGTATAACAGTTTCTTGCACAAGTTCCCATCCTTGATCTCCGTGTAAATTTAGCCAATCAATAAAATCCCCACCTTGATATGGAGTAAAAGTATCTTCCTTGTATTCTCATTTTGTCATTGTACTTTAACTTACTATATAAGATTTAATGCTCTTATAATTCCAGCTTCTAAACAATCTAGATAACTAGTATATACTTCAGAGAAAGTATCATATGGTTCATCCTCTTGAGAATCAATTTTATAAATAACAAACATCCAACCATGAGGATACCATTGTATCTCTACATGTAGGAATTTTTTCTCCCGCAGCCAATCCAAAATATCATATAAACTAGAAGAGTTATTATATAATGGAATCTTTTTATTAGCTAACTTTTTAATTTGGTCATTAATCATTTTATAATTCTTTAGTCTTTCCACAACTAATACACTTACTATATGTAGTACAAGCTAAATTAGACATTCCAAGGGAAAGTAAACTTGAAAAAATTCTTGCTACACCAGAAGCCCCATATCCATCTTCTGTATAAATAACATGAATAGTTTCCCTACCACAATTTGGACAGTATGTTTTTATTTGTTTCATACTAAAAGCATAATAATTTTGATAGTTGGTCTACATTTGTCCTATATAAGTCATTAGGCCAAATATCTAATTCTCCATGAATATCTATTCGACATACCTGACCTTTATATACAATATAGTACCCTCTTAGTTTGTTTTCCATGATTTGAATACGAACATCATTAAAAGCTAGTTCATTTTCTATAATTCCAACTAACTTACCTTCAGGATTATATAAAGGAACATGATCTTCTTCAATGTTATTGTTAATTTTAATCTCTTTCATTATAGTTCAATTAATCCATCCTCAATAGTAAGATTTTCTAAATCAACAATAGGTTTTAAAGTAGCAATTGTTTCAGGTTTAAATTCTACAGGAAAACCCATAGTGTAGTCTCCTTCAAAAACACATTCATTTTTATAAACCTTTCTAAGCACATTGTCATCTCCATAATCATTCACTTCATAATAACCAGGAGTTTCAAAATAACTTTCAGGTATCCTAGCTGTTATAATATGGTTGTAGTCCAGAAATGGAGACCATGTACTTTCTGATTCTTTATGAATTTCACAATTTTTAAACCTGAAAATATAAACTTTTTCAGGTTTTACTTTGGAGAACATTAGGTCTCCATTTTTATCTCTATATATCCATGCCATATTATAATGTTATTAGTACAGGGAGCGGGAGTCGAACCCGCAATGAGCATTGCAGCTCGCTGGATTAGGATAAACTATTTATTTTTATGGTATCTATAATAATGTCTATCTCCATTTTTATTTTTAGATTTATAAGTATCTAATTGTGAATCACAATTAGGACATATACATCTTAAATTATCTCGTTTATTATTTGCAGCATGTCCGTCAATATGATCTAAAATAAAAACAAGCTCCTTATTATTTCACTTAGGTTCTAAACCACAGATAGCACACTTATTGTTTTGTTCTTTTATAATATCTTTCTTAAATACTCTAGGGTTATAATTAGCTCTCATAATAGAAAGATCTCCTTCTAAAAATTTTTTATATGCTAATTTATGTTTATACTCTATTTGACATTTACTAGAGCAATATTTTTTGGCATATCCATCTAATTCATGTCCACAGTTAAGACAATAAGTTTTAGTGCCAACTTTTTGTATAAGTTTAGGGGTATTAATATTAGAAACAATTACTTTATGCACTCCTTTATTAAATGTTTCATTAGGATTTAATTTACGTCTCCTTGGTAACGTAATTCCTATTTTTGAAGCAACTTTTTTAATATTACTGCCAGAGCAATTATATTTTTTCCCTATCTCTTCGTAACTTAGTTTATCAATTAAAATTAATTGTTCTAATTTTTCTTTTTCTAACAATCATTTTGAATTCATTCTAAAAATTAGTTTAATATTATAACATAACCTATAAAATTC